CTATTGGAAGAGGTCTTACCTCATCCATCCATGAAAAATGGAAGATGGAAACTTCCTTCGCTCGTCACTTACCCCTTCGAACACATCTACTGACGTGCAAGAGAAGACTCAACTGAATTCTTTCAGTCTTTGTTTAATCTTGGTATGAAAGGTAGATGAGATGGCGACTTTAATAGGTTTCTTTCCTTCAACTCTACAGACATTGAATTGTCTTCTAGAGATGAATTCTCCAATATCGTTAATAAGATAAAAGAGACTCATAACAGCGTTCGCCTTGCGGCAATTGCTGATTATGCAGGAAAGACACGTGTAGTTTCTATAGGTACTCATACAGTTCAAGTTTTACTTAAACCGTATCATACTTATATGATGAAATTATTACGATGCCTTCCAGAGGACTGTTCATGAGATCAGTCCAAGGTAGGGCCTATTCTTCGGAAGTGAACTGCACAGGGCTTACACATAGAGTCGATTGACCTAAGTAAAGCCACTGACAGATTTCCAAGCCGTCTGCAATGAATTTTGATGTCAACTCTGTTCCCCCATTTGGAGAAACATGAGGAGTCATTTTATAAATACGTATTGCAGCCAGAAGTCGATTACCGTGACACCGACGGCTCAACAAAGTCGACAAAATATGCTGTTGGATCACCCATGGGAATTTATACCTCATGGGCATCCTTTGCACTTTGTCACCATTTGTTGGTGCGCGTTGCGGGTGCCAGAGTCCGCGTCCGAACAAGAGGGAAATATCTAATCTTAGGAGATGACATTGTCATCGCCGATCATAGATTAGCCTCTTCATATAAGAGGGTACTGAAAGATCTGGAGATCCCTTGAAATCAAGGGGATTCATTCGTGTCTAACCAACACGAGTCCATTGCCGAATTTGCAAAACGCTTATTCCGTAATGGCTCAGATCTTTCTCCTCTCCCTTTACGACTATTAGAAGACAACCTCTCTAGTGAGGCATCTTTCTTAGTCAAATGTAAAGAGATCGGACACCAACTTGATTTGTGCAGCAATTCTTATCCCGGGCGTTCTAACAGATTAGAACTTTTACTTCTATCTGGGTTCGTTTTCCGTAAGATACAGAAAAGTTACACACAAAGTACAGATTCTCGGATTTCCGATGAAACCTATACCTTGCTCCTAGATTCTCTCAAAGAGTTCTTCGAGAAAGAAGTTGTGGAATTTTGTGACCGACAGAACGACATGTTTACTCTAGAATCAGAAAGAGTAAAGATCGTTAAGTCATTTATCAAGATGATCAAGGATAAGAATACTCCTTGATACCCTGTCTCCCAAGACCATTTGCTTATAAGAAAACTAAGTCAACTTTCATCTTGAGCAGAATGCCTAGATAAAGATGATTATAGATTCTTAGAACAAATAGTCAACGGTGTCCTATATTCTAAGTCCGAGTACTCAAAAGAGTGCAGAGACCAAGAATTAACATCTTTTGCAACGGTTCTTGACGCGTACGCCGACAGACCTCGTCCTCCTAAGAGGAACATAGATTACTGCGTCGTAAGACGTAAGAAATATGTTCAAAAGATGGGCACTGTTGTTTCCGCACTTAGTAGCAAACCGGGTCTGATTCCCTTCCCAGAAAAGGATCTGGAACTACTAAAGCAACTATTCTCAAATACGATGAGAGAATAGGTCGGAATTTGGAAGAAATCCAACGTTACAGTTGGTTAGTCTGTAACACGGGATACTTGGTTGCACTATCCGTTGTCTCCGTAAAGACACGGATAGTGGGGCCACAAGCGCTTTTGGGTTGGTG